GGGATCACTCCTAATGGTGCGAAAAAGTGTATTCGTAAGGGTTTTTATTTGATATTCCCCTTAACCTCAAAGCTATACATCTCTAAATCACTTTCCCCTCAATGTAATTTCAAAGCTAGTGATTATGGGCAAAACTGCGATCTCTTTAAAATTATAGTCAGTTAATGTATGGAAAGACACAAAATAGGCTTGTTAGAGCCTAGTACAAGGGGGATTGCATTCTCCCTTGTACGATTACTAACAAAACAATCAACATGCTCTGACGGAGCATTAAACATCAAAGGAGAGACATATGCCTAAAGGAAGTATAGATCATTGTGCAGATTGCAAGGTAAGACTTAAAAACACTAAACATGAAAGAACAAAAGCAACATTATGTCCAGATTGTAGGGGCAATGCTCACACAAATTATAAAACAAAAGAATTAACAAACAATTTGGCTTTAAGAAATAGTAAGATGACAAAAGAAGATTTGGAAATAAGTGAAGATGCTTTTCAAGATGATCCTAGAGCTATAAACGAAGTGCTTGTAGGAAGAACTTTTACTGCTGAAACTTCAATGGTAAGTGGTGTTTCAACTCTTGCAGAAGCAATGTCCCCAAGCACTTACTATTATAGAAGTAGCAAGGCTAGCGAAAACTATGCCAAAAAAAAAGAGAGAGTTTAGTTAACCTTAACATTTAGAAAAAAAATGAGCTATAAGCTCTCTGTGTCACTTCTTATGAATACTGCGAAACATTTAAGTACATAATAGATAAGTTTACAACTCACTTTTAAGACGAGGGAGACTCGGAGAAGTCTCCCTCTATGTGTAGTAAGAAGAGAGAAGCTGAGAAAACACTCTCTTATAAAGAACATAATCCCCCCTTTTGATTAAGTCAACTTTTTCTCCAATTTTCATAAAATTCATTTATTGGCTTAATAATCCCCCTTATATTACTTTGGAAGAATTCCATATCTGGTCTGGTCAATTCTCTATCTGTTAGTATTTTCATTAGTACATTGTAGCAACCAGACCCACCTGCTGATTTTAAACAACCAATACATTCATTAACTTTTCTTTTTAGTATATGTTTATTGTCATTGTTATTGTCGTAGTTAGCAGTAATTCTTGGAGAATAACTACTCGCTTTTATTCCCACCATTCCAGATAAATTAAAATCCATAGCCAGTAAATCCAAAACTTTATAATCGTCAAGCGATATACTATCATTCAAGAGTAACGTATCTAGGCAAGTTTGATCCACCACCCTTAATCTAACTTTATTTGATTTGCCAATAAATTCTGGCTTTACGTTTTTAGAACGGAACGTCATCATCTTTTTCATAATAGCTTTTTACTGGTGTTACTCTTCTATTTTTTGGGAATCCTTTTGGTGCTAACATATCTTCTGCATTACCCATTTTTGCCATACTATTATATCTTGAAGTAATTTTATCAAAAGATAAAGCACAATCCCCAATAGAGCCAACCCAAGAAAATCTACACTTCCAAATTAATATCTGGCTCATACTAGACGTTGATGGATTTGGTCTATGAACTGTAAGTCCTATGTCAGCTTTTGCAAACCAAGAAGCACTACCAGATATGTCATATCCCTTTGGTGGTGGTACTGTTCCATCATCTTTCCTCATCATTTTTGTAGGGTGGGCAACAAACCATATGTGTATTCCATGTGCTTGTGCGAACACCCGTAACGTAGTTAGCATATCAGATATCCAGTCTGTTTCAGACGTTACATTATCTTTAGAAATATAATTGTATGGATCAACAACAACACCTCTGATGCCATGTCTCATAACTGCAACTTTCATTCTTTCCATTATGCTATCTAAAGTTGATAAAGAACCATCAGCTTGATACAAAAAAGAAAAATGGTTTTGAACAAACTTTTTCCCCTCTTCTAAATCTTCTCTTGATATTTTTGGAGTTATGCCATCAAAAAATGGCTTGCCCATATGCTTACTAATTAATTTCGCAATGTGTATTCTGGGTTCATTCTCAAAAGAACATATACCAAACTTCCAACCTTTATTCTTGGCTATATTGACCATGATCTGGTCTACAAATTCTGATTTACCAGATGATGGGTGTCCAGTAACAACAGTTAACTGACCCTCAACGACTGTGTATAATGGGTCAACTTCCTCATAACCAGTTGATACACCAGAGCCAATCCCCTTTTCGTATATATCATCTACCTCATCATAAAAATGAGAAGCATCATACAACCCACTAACTGGGTATGGTATTGGATTTGAAGTTATCTCATCTAATTTTTCCCTACCATGCTTAACAAGCACTTCATTGGCATCTTTACAATCGTCTGGATAATCAATCTTAAAACATTTATCCTTGCCTATTCTTCTTGCCAACTCTTCTGCCATAGCTTGACCAGATTTGTCACTATCCATGGCTATAACAATTTTTGGACAATCATCTAATTTTTTCTTTGCATTCCAAATAAATTTAAATTTGCCATCTTCATGAGCATCTATTTTGCCATCAATTACTTTCATGACTGCTCCATGTGGTATCGAAACCACAGAATTAAATCCTACTTCTAGGAAGCTCAAGCAGTCCATTTCCCCCTCGCATATAATAATAAAATCATTATCGTTAACATTATCAATATTAAAGAAATTTACTGCTGAACCTTGAGAAGAAAATCCCTTGCTTGGGAAAGACCTAATCTTAGCAAATTCTGTACTGCCTTTATTTACATATGGGAAAACTATACATGGCATTTCTTTTTTTTCTGATGCTATGTAATGATTTTTAAATTTAATACCTACGTCTTTAGCAGTCTTTTCAGAGATACCTCTGCTATTTAAATATGTAACACTACCATTGTCTGATGTTATATCTCTCCACCTATTTTGATCCACAGCAAGAACCACATTGTCTCTCCTTATAACCTTGAAATTGTTATCCTCAAATTTTATTGAACCATTCTCATCACAATGCCAACAGTTATAAACAACAACTGAACTATCCACCTTTAATGATAATGTTTTTTGATCTTTTTTTCTTCTGCTACCAGAACAAAATGGGCAATTAACCTTGTGTTGCCCAGTACCTAATTTTAGAGCAGATGCCCTTATGTCTTGTTTAAGTTCCATTTATATCTCCTACACATGGAGAAAAGATAGTTCGATAAAAAACCCTCGTCAACTAAAAAATTTTCTTTTCATATCGGTTTACACTTACGTTGCAAGTCTTAAAAAAGAGCCAATTTTGAACAACCATTTCAAATGTTAACATTAACATCTACTAGTTATAACTAGTATAAGTATATATATATATTATTACTAGTTATAACTAGTATAAGTATAACTAGTAATTTTATAACTAGTGGGGAAGACTTCTATTTTGAATTACTCTTCTTAATTTCTCTCCAAGATATCTTGCGACAACTGGTTTGCTATTCAAAATAATTTTAAAATGATCTTTTAATCTTTCTGCATTTAACTCTGCCAAATCACAAACATTAATAAAATCTGGACTTTTTACCCATTTTAAAACAGATATTTTTTCTCTTCCAGTTCCCAGATATGAATCAGAAATGGCTTGGCAAATCACATATTTCCATAGTCGACACTCTGACATGAGTTCTTGGTCTGTCTCTGTCCAAACCCCAGTATATATGCTTTTGTTTGACTTGTCTGTCATTAACATAAATCTTTCCTTGCATACAATCCAGAATTACACTCTCGTCTAAATCTGGTCTTCTCGAAGCATAATATATAATTAACTCTACTTTTACATCACTTTCAATAAGATTATCTAAAATCATACATTGCTCATTAAACATTTTCTCGTAGTTTCTTGCCTTTTCAGATTTAATTAGACCCATTCTTTTACCAAAATTAACTATTTTTCTAGAGTTAGCCTTGCTCGCTGGCTCTCCCTCTATGGTAAATAAAATCTTTTCATTGTTTTCTATTGACATGTATATCTATCCATAATAGTTTAAAATTGTGTAGGAGAAGACATATGAAAATAACAAATAAGTTTGGTATGCCAAAACCATTTGTGGATTTTGCCAGAAATGACAAATATAGTAAAGGCAAAGCTGACATTTCAGTTACCACATTAATCGATAGTCCTAGAGTTAGGATTATGAAAGAGAACTTTGACGATAAAATAGAAGTTGATGCAGTAGATATGATCTGGGCATTGTTTGGAACGGCAGTTCATTCTGTTCTGGAAAGCTCACAACAATCAGAAAATATAATAACAGAAGAAAGATTATACTCAGATATTGATGGTTGGTTGTTATCTGGTGCATTGGACAGACAAGAAATTTCTGGCAATGAAGCCACTATAATTGATTACAAAGTAACATCTGTCTGGTCTGTGATTTATGGCAAGCCAGACTGGGAAAAACAATTAAATTGTTATGCTTATTTGCTAGATGATAAGTTTGCTTTCAGCACAATGAATGTAAAAAGTTTAAAGATATGTGCAATATTAAGAGATTGGAATAGAAGAGAAAGTGAGAGGAAACAAGACTATCCTCAAGCACCAATAGTTTTCGTAGACGTTCCTCTATGGAGCTACGAAGAAAGAATTAAATACATAAAAGAAAGAATGAGACTTCATCAAGAAGCACAAGTTAACTTTGATATCCATAGCCATTTACCATTATGCTCTGATTCTGAGACATGGCAAAAGAAAAGCACTTGGGCATTAAAGAAAAAGAAATTAAAAAGAGCTATGAAAATTTTTGATAGTGAGCAATCAGCTTTAGATTTTCAAATAGAATATCAAAAACATAGATTAAATCCAGTAGATCAGACGGAGATAGAATTTCGTGGTGGAGAGTACACACGTTGTGAGGGTAACTATTGTTCAGTTGCCGAATTTTGTAGTCAGTTTAAAGAGAGGTAAAAATGACAGAAGACAATATAAAATATCCAAGTGATATAAAAAAAACAAAGGTAATAAGAGTGAGAAAAAAGAGTGGAGTTGTTAAGATGAAAGCTAGAAAAATAATGGGGACTAGATCGCCAAAATCATCTTTAATATCTGAGCATATAATTGAAGCAACAAACAAAGGTAAGGGTGCTTATGTATGTATGCCTATAAAGGTTTATATGTATATAAGAGACAAAATAAGAAATTGGCTTAAACAATGAATAGTATAGTTGATTCAAAAAGAAGTAACTATCTCTCTGTATTTA